ATTCTCAGAATTACTTTAACCAGTTGCCTGTTGACTTCCAATTGCCAGAGCCACCCCCACCAAAGCTATCTCCAGAGGAAGTTCTTGCTCAAGTCCAAGCTCAATCTATTCAGGCTGATATTGAAAAGAAAGCCGCTGAATTGGATTTACAGCGTCAGAAAATGATAATGGACGATGATCGTGAGAGAGATAAAATTGAACAAGATGGTATTTTGCGTAGATATGAGCTAGAATTGAAATATGGTGTACAAATTCAAAGTGCGGAGATTAATGCTGCAATGAATCAAGTGCCTCAACAGCCCCAACCAATGATGTAAATGGATGATCTAGAAATTAACCTCGCAAGAGGAGACAGAGCAAAACTTCTACTTGAGGATGAACTCCTCAATGAAATGCTCAAAAGAATTGAAGACGATTGTTATCGTGAGATTCGTTCTTCCAAACTAATGGAAGGACCAGTTAGAGAGCAAGCTTACTTGCTTCTGACAACAGTTGATATTCTGAGAGCAAAGTTACGCTCTGTCATGGATACAGGCAAGATGGCAGAAGTTGCCCTTGTTCGTAGGCGTGGAAGACCGCCTAACAAATGATTGTTAAACTAAGAGGTGAATATGTCCGATAACGCAAACGCAGTCGGTTCGATTACAGTTAATCAAGCAGCGCAAAGTTTTGCTACTATGCTAGACACTCTAGAGGGTGTTGACACTGGTGCAGAGGCGCAACCAGAGGAGGGGCAACCCGAACCTGAGTCTGATGAATTGGAAGCTACGGAGACGCAAGACGAAGTAGTGGAAGCTTCAGAGGAAGTAGAAGGCGAAGACGAAGAGTACGAAGAAGAAGCTCCTAGGGATGAGAAGTTTGTCGTCAAAGTTGATGGCAAAGAAATCGAAGTCCCCAAGGATGAACTGATCCGAGGTTATCAACGTGAAGCTGACTACACACGGAAAACGCAGAAACTAGCAGAAGAGCGCAAATTAGTCGAGTCTGAGTTTCAGCAAGTACGTGGAGAGCGTGAACAATACTCTCAGATATTAGGACAATTACAGCAGAAACTGCAAGAGCTTCAGCCACAAGAGCCTGATTGGAATCGTTTAGAAGTTGAAGACCCAACTGAGTATGCCCGTCAATGGACATCACATCAGCGTAGGCAACAACAAGTATATGCGGTACAAGCAGAGCAAGAGCGTCTGAATCAAATGCGTCAAGCTGAACTACAAAAGACGATGCAACAAATCATGGCTACCGAGGTGTCTCGGTTGAAAGAGAAAATTCCAGAATGGAGTTCTCCTGAAAAAGCCAAGGCAGAAGGCAAAGCTTTGTTAGAGTATGGTCAGAATTTAGGCTTTTCAGAGCAGGAGCTGAACGGCATTACGGATTCACGGGCATTGCTTGCACTCCATAAGGCGTGGAAGTATGACCAGATGATGAGTAAGCGTCCAGAATTCCAAGCAAAGATTAAAAAAGCCCCGAAGATGGTCACTCCTGGTTCAGCAGGTAGCGTAGGTTCTAAGTCTAGTGATATAAATAACGCAAAAAAGCGTCTTGCACAAACTGGAAGCGTCAGAGATGCCGCATCCCTTTTCGAGAAATTTATTTAAGGAATTAACATGGCTGCTATTACAAACACCTACACCCGCTTTGACGCAAAGGGTGTACGGGAAGATCTTTCAAACGTCATTTATCAGATCTCTCCAGAAGAGACACCATTCATGTCTAATGTTGGCCGTGAGAACGTCACCAACACATTCTTTGAATGGCAAACCGATGATTTGGCCGCTGCAATCACAACTAATGCACAGATCGAGGGCGATGACATCACCTCTTTCACAGCAGTTACAGCTACAGTTCGTTTGGGCAACTACACCCAGATTAGCCGTAAGGATGTAATCATTGCTGGTACATTGGAAGCGGTTGACAAGGCAGGTCGTCGCTCCGAGCTGAGTTACCAAATGGCTAAAAAATCTGCGGAAATTAAGCGTGACATGGAGGCCACAATGTTGGCTAACCAAGCCGCTGCCGCTGGTTCTACGTCATCTGCTCGTAAATCAGGCGCTTTGTTGGCCTTCTTGAAGACCAATACTAGCGAAGGTTCTGGTGGTTCTGATCCTTCATACACCACTATCCCTGATGCGGCTCGTACTGATGCCACAACAACTAACTTGCGTTCATTCAGCGAAGCATTGCTGAAAGACGTAATTCAGAAGGTGTGGACAGAAGGTGGCAACCCATCTATCGTTATGGCTGGTCCTGTTAACAAGCAGAACTTGTCTAAGATGGCTGGCATTGCTGGTCAGCGTTTCAATGTTACAGGTGCTAAACCTTCAACTATCATTGGCGCGGCAGATGTTTATGTTTCCGATTTCGGTAACGTGAGCATTGTTGCCAACCGCTTCCAACGTGAGCGTGATGTTTTTGTGCTTGATCCTGAGTACGCATCAGTTGCTTATCTGCGTCCCTTCCAGACAGTTGAACTGGCTAAGACAGGTGATGCCGAGAAGCGTATGCTCTTGTGTGAGTGGGGCTTGAAGATCAAGAATGAGAAGGCTCATGGCGCTGTCTATGACCTGAACTCAACAATTCAGACCTAATCTGAAGACAAAGGGGTGGGCTAATAACCCACCCTTTTTTTTATGACTACAAAAATCTTTGATACAAACCTAGAGATGGGGACTCAGAAAGTTTGGCATTACGATGCTGAAAAAGATGAGGCAACCATTCAGACAATTATTGATGCTACAAATGTAGTAGAAGCAAACAAAGAACGATTTAATTCGTTTGATGAGAAGGCTAATTGGAAGGGCGATATGCACCATGTTGCATCCATTCCGATGGCTTTGTATTATCAAATGAAAGCAGAAGGTAAGCTTGAAGATCAAGCCTACATGAAACGATGGCTCAATGACCCTGATAATCGTGCATTTCGCACAAGACCTGGAGAAGTTTAATGGATAGTAAGACCATTGGGATATTAGTCCCAACACGGGACTTTGTTAATTCTGGATTTGCTTTTGACTTAGCTAGGCTAGTTGGATTTACTGTAGGTACAACAAATCACAAAGTAGTGATCTACACTAGCTCTGGCACTTTGTTGTCAGCACAACGTCAGGATTTGGCTAGGGATGCTATTGAGGCAGAATGTACCCATACCCTGTGGCTAGATAGCGATATGCGGTTTCCAAAAGATTCCATCATCCGCTTGTTAAAACATGACACGGGTATTGTCTGTGGAAACTATGCCAAGCGTAGATTCCCTACTGAGCCGATTGCGGTGAAAAAAAATACCCCAGATATGGATGCAACTTTTATCAATCGGGTATATACTGAGGACGATTCAACAGGACTTGTTGAAGTAGACTACTGCGGAATGGGCGTAATGCTTGTTAAATCCGAAGTCTACAAATCTATGGAATATCCTTGGTTTGCTATCCCTTGGGTTCCTGCTGCGGAAGACTACATCGGTGAAGATGTATGGTTTTGCCGTAGAGCCGCCCAGAACGGACATAAAACATTTGTTGACCAAGATCTCTCAAAACAGATCCATCATATTGGCACATTTGAGTACAAACATGAACACACAATAGCGTGTAGGGATGTAGAAAATGGCACTTGATACCTTTAGTGGATTGAAGACAACCATAGCTGATTATCTTAATCGGGATGACCTGACTTCAATTATCCCCTCATTTATTACTTTGGCAGAAGCAAAATTTAATCGTAAATTGCGTGTTCGCCAAATGGTAAAGAGGGCTACTGCCACTTTGGATACTCAATATTTTGCCTTTCCTGCTGATTTTCTACAGGCTAAAGAGTTCCAACTAAATACAAATCCAATTACTTATTTGCAGTATGTCACTCAAAATCAAGGTGACTATGGATCTGCAAATCAATTTGTTTCAGTTGGAAAGCCACAATTTTATACAATTATTGGAACTCAAATTCAAGTGATTCCAACTCCTGATACTGGATATACGGGAGAATTAACTTATTATGGTAAGATTCCTGCGTTGAGTGATTCAAACACAAGCAACTGGCTTCTTGCTTACGCCCCAGACTTGTACTTATATGGTGCATTGCTTGAGGCATCTCCATATTTGAAAGACGATGAACGTCTTGCCGTATGGAGTTCGTTATATTCAAATTCCATTGGCGACATAGAAATAGCAGATCAAAGGGCTTCTGTTGCTTCTACACCTATTGTTCGCGCCCGTTCTTTAGGATAAAAAATGTCATCTTTTAGCGATTACACAGAAAATCTAGTACTGACCTATTTGTTTACAACTGGTTCGGCAACACGCCCAACCGCTTGGTATGTTGGCTTGTTTACTGCCGCACCTAGTGATACAGGTGGTGGCACAGAAGTTACAGGTAATGGTTATGCCCGTGTAGTTACTGGAACAATATCTGGTAGTGGAACGGCTACTACTTTTACCAATGCTGCGGCAATTGAGTTTGCTGCCGCCTCTGGTGGTAATTGGGGAACAATTGGTTGGGCTGGTATTTTTGATGCCAGTACTAGTGGGAATTTACTTGCTTGGGCTCCTTTGACTACATCTCGTGTCATTAATGATGGAGATGTGTTCCGTATCCCTGCATCTAGCTTAACAATTACGTTGACCTAATATGGCTGCCTATGGTTCTGGCCCATACGGACAAGGAAAGTATTCCTATGGCGTAAGCCTTGGTGCTTTAGCCATTTCCGATACCAGTACCATGACACTGGCGGCTACACGCATCTGTATAGGTGCTGTAGCTGTCTCTGATGCCAGTTCTGTAGCGGTTGCGGCTAATGTTGTTAAAACAGGTGGGTTTGCAATAGTAGCATCAAGTTCTGTAGCGGTATCTGCTAACAGATTGGCACTAGGTGCGGCATCAATTTCTAGTTCTAGCTCTGTAATTGCATCTGCAACAAGGGTTGCAATAGGTGCGTCTACTATTGCTAGTTCTAGCACTGTTTCTGTGTCAGCAAGTCGTGTTGCTATTGGTGCTTTAACTACTACTGATGCTAGTACATTAGTTGTTAATGGGGTAAGGGTTGCTTTTGCAACAATGACTGTTGCTGATTCTTCAACATTGGTTGTTGGATCTCAAGTTATTGCTAATGCTAACTTCCCGATAGTTGCATCTAGTAGTATGACTGTTGGTAGTCAAAGAAAGCAGACTGGTTCTTTGAGTATTGCTTGCGTATCAAGCATGAGTGTTTCTGGTAATCAAAAGTGGCTTGCTGAAAGCGATGTATCTGAGACTTGGACAGGAATTAATGATACTGATGAGACTTGGACACAAATTACAGACGTATCTGAAACATGGACTGCAATTAGCGATTCAAGTGAAACTTGGACTGATGTTGCGGATAATAGTGAATCTTGGCAAATTGCCGCATGAGGTGAAAAATGGCTGATACAACAACCACAAATCTAGCACTTGTAAAACCCGAAGTCGGTGCATCCACTGATACCTGGGGAACAAAGATCAATACTGATCTGGACAGCATTGACGCACTGTTTGATGCAGGTCCATTGCTGAAGGTCACTAAAGGCGGCACTGGTGTTGGCACAAGCACGGGCACTGGCAACAATGTTTTGTCAGCCAGCCCGACACTGACAGGAACTGTTGCTGCGGCAGCTGCGACTCTGTCTGGAAATCTAACCCTCTCAGGAGGCACAGCCAACGGAGTAACCTATCTCAATGGTTCAAAGGTTCTGACAAGTGGCTCTGGACTGACTTTTGATGGAACTAATTTTTCATTAAAGTCTAGAAATCCCATTCTTTTTTACAACGCTAATAACGACAACTATTCAAAAATCCAAGGCGCAGCAGGTTCATCAAACGAATTGATTTTCTCCGCAAATGGGGAAATTATGCGTTTGAATGATACTGGTGTTGGTATTGGTACAAGTTCGCCTGCTTATAAGGTTGATGCAATTAGCACTGGCGACACACAAGTTGCCCGATTTAGAACTGGCGGCACAAGCACTGCAAACATAGCTTCTTTTGAACGTAGCGATTCTGCTGTTAGGGCTGTTGTTAACTACAACGGAATTGATGGCTTAATGGCGTTTGGTACTACAACCAATCACCCAACAGGATTTCTGACAAACAATACGGAAAAGATGAGGCTTGACACCTCAGGCAATCTAGGCTTGGGAGTTACTCCGAGTGCTTGGAGTGGTGCAATAGGTTTCCAACTAGCAAATGGTAGTGTCATTGCATCTGCGGGGCGATATTTCTACCAAGGCGCAAACACTTATTACAACGCTGGTTGGAAATACACAAGCAGTTCTGGCGGTGCTGCTCGTTATGACATGGATGGAAGTCATTCTTGGTATGTAGCCGCATCAGGCACAGCAGGAAACGCTATCACCTTTACTCAGGCGATGACTCTGGATGCAAGTGGGCGACTTGGAATTGGCACAACTTCGCCTACAAATCCTCTGCACATTCAAAGCAATACTATTTCACAATTAAATGTTGCCGCTTTATCAGGAAACACAAATGCACAAATAAATCTTGAACCAACTGGTACAGGTATTGCGATTATTGGCCCTGGAAATAATGTCGATTTTGCTTTTAGAACAAATGCCACAGAACGAGCCAGAATAACCTCTGGCGGTAACTTGCTGGTGGGTTCAACATCAATTGCTGGTAATGCCGTTGAAATTTACAACAACTCTAACCAAGCTGGTCGTATAAATATTAACAAAACTACTTCTGGCTTGTTTAATGCCCTTGTTTTTACTTATTCTGGAACTACTGTTGGCAGTATAGATTATTCAAATACTGGCACAGCTTTTAATACTTCGTCAGACATTCGCCTGAAGAAAGACATTGTTGACGCTGGCTCTGCATCGGCAAAGATTGACCAGATTCGCATTGTGTCTCACGGCTGGAAGCATGATGATGCTGTTGTTGAGTTTGGTGTTATTGCTCAAGAATTGGTCAATATTGCCCCTCAAGCAGTTGCTGTTGGCGATGACGGAGAAGAAATCGAAACAACTTGGGGAGTTGATTACAGCAAGTTAATTCCACTTCTAATTAAAGCGCACCAAGAGCAACAAGCAATCATTGAATCACTCAAGGCACGACTTGATGCCGCTAACCTTTAAGGACTAACATGACTATTGCATACACATGGAAAATCACCCAAACTGACTATCAAACTTCTGATGGTTTCATTTCCTGTGCGCACTGGACTGCAACTGCGGTTGATGGAGACTATACGGCTTCCATCTACTCCACTGCATCTTGGCAAGCAGGAACACCCACAATCCCTTATGCCTCAGTTACTGAAGCAGAGGTTTTAAATTGGGTATGGGAATCAGTTGATAAACAAGCCACAGAAGATGCTCTAGCGGCTCAGATTGCTTTGCAGAAAGCACCAGTAACGGCTTCTGGAACACCTTGGGGTCAAGCATGAAGCTAGAACTAGACGTTAACGAGATTAACTTTGTATTGCAGACTCTTGGTGAGTTACCAAGCAAGTCAGGCGTGTGGCCTCTGATTC